TGAATAGGGATTCCAGACTGAAGAGCGGCGAATGTCGCAAGACGCTTGTAGGTTGAACGGTATGCGTTCTTACCTACATTAATCTTACCCAACGCATAGTTGTGGTCGCCAATAGGTAACTGAAACGCCTCGTCGTTTTCACTACCTTCAGGCTGACGCATGAGGAGAGTGATCTCAGCGAACTCGGTCATATCCCACTCTGACTCTGCTGCAATAGCGTCAGATTCGGATTTGGACCAAGCGATGCGGGGGATGTCCTCTTCATCGAAGGGGATGTTCTCCCGCCAGCCCTTCTGGGCAGCGACAGTGATCGTCTTAACCGGAGTGTCCGGTGGAGCGATCTCATATGTCTTGTCGAAAAGAATCGATCCAACTGGGGCGTCAGACTGAGACATCTTCTGGCAAACATTAATACGTGGAATCTCGATGTCCTCCACGTCGATTTCGATTCCGCTTACGTTGGTGGAGAGACCAGTGTTGGTCTCGGCAGCAACGACTTCTTGGGTTTTGGTTTTAGCCATAATATCAATTATTGGTTTGGTTTATTGAGTCGCGACACTGTGTCGTTCGTCGGATGTTTCTACGATTCCTGCATCTTCGCATTCGTCGAGGAAAGGTTGTTTGCTATCGGCTCCCGCTTTCTTGGCAACCTTGGCGAGCGGGATGTTAACTTGATCAAGTAACGTGTCGAGATCTATTCCATGTTTTTTTGCAATTTTTACAAAAGTAGCATTATCAGAGATTTTTCGGGTTCGTCCCATCGAGCGAAGTTTAAGCCCGTCAAGCTTCTCGCCGTCTTTCAAAGCAGCTAACGTCTTCTTCTTAATAGACATAGACCAGTTCTCCACAATCTTCGCGATGTTGAATAGCTCAGAGAGTCTAGCTGGATTGTCAACGTCAGTCGGATCAATGTCTGGCAACGTGGTATCTAGTTTCTTAGCTACGCTGATAACGAGTCCGCCTAACGCAGGACAAGTATCTTCGTGCTTACAGAAACGACAATATTGAGTCGGGGTGCATTCTTCTAGCTCTGGTGTGCCTGTCTCCCACTTCGGTCGGATCTTTTCACCCGCTGTAATAACACGACTTAGGTCTTCAACCAGAGTAGGGAGATCGTCTCGCGTAAACGTGTGATGGAGGGTCGCATTGTGTTGCGGCACGTAGAACGCAAAGACGATCTCCTGAATCTCGGGATACTTCTGGAAGGCTCCAGTCGTATAAGCCTTAGCTTGCCAGTTCTTATCTGGCGGGTCGATGATACTGATTCCGGTTTTGTAGTCGGCCATGACGGCTCGATCACCGCCTTTGAGAATCAGGAATCGGTCACAGGTTCCCCATGTCTCGGTGCCGTCCAGAGCAACCTCAACTTGAATTTCGTTTAGCTCTTCAGCGACCTCGATGAAGTTAGTCATAAACTCCTGTTCCATTTGGACAATCTGTTCGTAGATCTCCAGCTCCTCTTCATTATGAAGAGCAGAAGGGTCAAAGACTTCGAGAGCCTCGTGAATTCTGGTCCCCATCTCGGCAGCAGCCGAAGTGCCGTCGCGACCCTGATACGCAGCACAAGCGGCTACGTATTTGAGACTAGACGGAGAGAACTCCGCGTGGCCTCTATCGCTATGGTTGGGTTGTTCGCTCATGGGTCGATTCTTTTATATGCTTAACCTCACGCTGGAGGTAGTCGCGTTTCTTGAGTGTGCGCTCAACTTTGTGGTTTAGCATGTAGATCTCATCCTCAAGTAACTTGAGTCTGATCTTCTCTGCGTCTGACAGGTATTTAGTGTTGGAGTTCATTTATCGGGTAGTTTCTCTTTACCATTTCTGACAGGAGTTTCCAGTCGTATCTGGTCGTTGTTCCGAATTTAATGTGCGGTAAGTGGCCGTTAGCCGTGTGTCTTTTGATCGTCGTAGTTGAGGTATTCCACCGTTTAGCTAGCTCAGATGTTCCAATCCATTCTTCTTTCATTTGTTCTTCTTTCTGAATTTGCTAATAATACTGTTAACCGCGTCTCCGCCGATGTTGAAGGATCTACCAACTAGCCCTCTGGGATAACCCATATCGGCTAGCTCAGTTATCACCCTATGGCGGGCGTGTGAGGATACCTGTCTCGTGTGCAGGGTCCGGCCTTCAGGTCCGTCGTTGTAACGTGACATGACCCACTTCTCTGGGACGTCATACTCCTTTGCATATTTCTTTATCAAGCGTGTCGCGTCGATGACGAGGCACTCCTGCATAAACTTAGGGTCGTCTTTAATTTTAGCGTCCATATCTATTTTCTCCTTTTCTTTTTCTTAGGTTGTTTAGCTCCTGCATGTTTAGAGGGTCTTAGGCTATTCTTAATCTCATAATGACCGCGCTCTTTGCACTTTTTATTCCTTGATTCTCTAATAAACGGTTTGCTTCTTAAAGAGGCTATTCCCGCTTCTCGATTGTTTTTACCCCACATAATTTAGTAATTTAGTTGTTTAAGGACTGACGCAACGACTGAAGCTATTTCAGGGTCTTCTTTGATTCTCTGATCAAGAGACTTAGAGGCGTAAGCTATCGAGCTACCATGGGTGTAGCCGTAGTAAGATGACAGCGAGCTATAGGTGAACTTAAACTTATTCCTCAAGATACCTACAGCAACCATACGAGGAATACAATAAGAATAAGCCCTACTCTTAGTAAAAATCTCGTCACGATCTATGGCGAACTCTGAACATACTAGTTCCGTTACTTTGTCTATTATCTGTTTTTTGTAGGGGGTCATCCCTTTTATTTTTGTTTTCATTGGTGTAGAGTATTTAAATTATCTGACTTCTGCTCAACCACACGCATAACGTGTTCTTCTATCGAATCGCTGGCAACAAGAATCTTCTGTATGGCGTCACTTTTTGCTCCGTTGCGGTGGATGCGTCCTAACGCCTGAAGGTGATCCTTGACGTTGAAGGTCGGGGAAATCAACGAGATCCGTTGGCGGTTACCGTTGATGTCGTGTAACGATATTCCGGTTCCGCCAGCAGCCGTATTAATAACTAGGACGTGTTCTTCATCTCGTTGGAAAGCATCGATGATGTCCTGCCTGTCCTCAACTTTCTGGCCTCCTTTAATGCACATACATTCTAGTAGCTCACAGAGGGTATCTACGGTATCTGTAAAATTAACAAACAACACAACGCTATGGCCTTGCTCGACGTAGTCCTTAGCCATGTCCGCCATGTCCTTAGCCTTGAGTGACTCCGCTAGCTGACGAGCGCGTAGGAGGTTAACAAGAACCCAATCGCTATCTTCTACAGTTCCGTTCTCTAGAAGACTAGTGATGATCTCTGGCGTGATGCCCAGATCTTTATAAGCCTTCGCGATCTTAGCAGCAGAACCAAAGGCTATAGGCTCTACGAAAACTCTGTTCTCTTTGAACGAGTCAGGAAAATCAGAAACTGTAAGACGCTTAACATTCTTCCCATACATGACCTTATTAAGATCATTGAGTTTTGTTTTCCTCCGTAACTCCCATGCGTTCCATTGGTTCTGGGTGCATCCAAATTGCATCATCCACCCAAACCAACTTTTAAGTTGGTCAGAGGCTTTGTTAAGATTATGTAGCCCTAACATATACCCGATTGGTCTCATCTCAGTAGGGTCTTCTGCTGCGGTCGCGCTCATCGCGTGGACTGAATAACCTTGCGTAACAAGGGACACCAGCAACTGGGCGTTCTGTGTGTAAGGACCTTTACACTTATGGACCTCATCGACTAGAACCAAAGTGCAGGGAGGTAGGTTCCACGTCATAATCTTCTTGCCCCTCTTCGACATCCACTCTGTCTTACCAGTCCGTATCTTCTCGTAGTTGAGGACGAACACCGGATCAATGCCCGTCTCTTTAAGCTCCCGCTCCCATGACGGAATAACTGCCTTCGGGCATAGGACCGCGACATTCATGCCAAGAGCTTTAGCAAGGTGGCAAGCAACGACTGTCTTTCCTGTCCCGACATGGCTAGTGTCTAGGGTATTAGTTGCGCTAATTTGTTTATCGAAGAAGAAGTCTAAAGCTTCTTTTTGTTTGGGGTATAGTGTCTTCATTTATTATTGTCTATGCACAGACATATAATTGAAGGGGTGCGCTATGTCCAGAAAAAGTTTAACTTTTTTTCCCGCCCCAAATATAGCGGGCGATGAGGTAGGCGTCGATCATACCATCATGAGGCGTCCGGCAGCGTTTATTAGCTAGCCAGTTCTCCGACGGCTCTAGCTGGTTTGCTAGTTCCAAGGCAACTTCTTTAGTCCTACCTTTAGGGACTCTACCTAACATAACTTTCTGCCACTTGTGAACAGACACACGCATTATGTTTTCGTAGCCGTGTGACTCAGCCATCCCGACTAACTTACCAAACGAGATCGCCATTGATCGCACAGCTTGGCTGCTCTTCGCGTGAGCTAATGGTTCTTCTACCGCAAAAATAAACGGCGTGTTTAGATCCATTATCCATTGATGAACTTTACGGATGTCGATTTCTTTCTTCTTAGACATCTGAAGAGTCGGCATACGAATCTTGTCGATGAGGCTACCATCAAATTTAGATATAGCGCAAAGTCCGCCATCGAGTCCGTTGTCGATTCCGACGATCATTTTTCGGGACAATACAAATTGTCACACCCTCCAGCCTCAGCTAATGGATTGCAGCAAGTCGCGCAGTTCTCTTCACGCTCTTCACTAAGTAAGGCTTTCGCGAGAATCGAATAATTCACAAGATCCTCGCAGGCGTCATCAACTGACTCGCCCGCTACCTGTAACTGACCGTCGTTCACGAATGATTTAATACGCATCAGTTTATCCTGCATCCTCAACAGCAATCCTGTAACGGGATGAAGGCCCAATGACTTCGCTGATTTGAAGTTCGCAAGGGCGTCGATTGTCTCAGCACCACCGCAGTAGTCGCTGTTCTTTGCCCGCATAATTTCGAGCGTTTTCTTGCACGTAGATTCGTGAAGACGGAATAGGGTTTCGGGTTTCATTATTTTACTGGTATAGAGTCTCCTCTGACTAGTAGGCCATCGCCCTCTGCTGGAACTAAGACCCTGATCCCTTTCGGCAGCGACTGCAAGTAGAATACTTCACGGGCTGTTGAAGGCTTCACACGATACCAAAGGCCGTCAGCAGTATCTACCGGAAAACGGAAATCCGCCCCTTCATCTATTCGGGTAATAAACTTTGGTCCTACCTCTGGTTGGCGATTTTTGAACACTGATTATTTATACAAGTTAAATGGTTCGGGATACAAGGTAAAAATCACATCAATTATCGCCAACTTCATCGACGTCGATAGCGTCTTTTTTCATCCTCTTAAGGGAGCCTCGCCCTTTGTCCGCGATACCGTTATTTAGGATAGAGATATCGATCTGCATTTTACTCTGCCCTCCAGCGTTTTTAGCGTTCAAACCTAAGTTCCTTCGGATAAGTTGGTCAAGCTCGGACAACTCTTTGACGGACCTCGGCCCTCTCAGGTTCTTCATACTGTCCCGCAATAACTTTATTCCAGCGGCGGCAATGTAATGCTGGTATTTATCGGCCGGAGTAGACTGGGCCGCTGCTATTTCCGCCATGACCTCGTCTTCTTTCTCGGACGAGTTAGTCTTTAATTCTGATATAGATTTATCAGTGTAGTCACTGAGTATGTCATCGGGGTCTTCTCCGTCATGCATCCTTTTCTCAGCGGCTTCTGTCGCCTTCAAGTCTGCGTCGATACGGGGAGTATACGTGAGCGAAGGCACAGTGGCTTTCCTCAACCACCGACGGACAGTAGCGGGGTGGACATTAATTTCCTTAGCTACGCTAACACAAGCAAGTCCCTTCTCAAGAAGCTCGATTACTTTAGGAAGCTTCTTGTTTCTTTTTAGCTCGGCGTCGAACTGTTCCTTGTCAGTGGGTTCTATTTCCATTACGCTGACTTCATTATGGCAAGTAAAGATGCAGAACGCAAGAGAGTTCTAGAACCTCACATACACCCCGTATCCAAGATGATGGACATAGGCGGTCTGGAGATCCCTCCGACCAGCCCTCTCACTGCGCTACTCTATGGGTTCGCGCACCACCCTGATAACAAGGCTAAAGAGTTTTACTTCTGGAGAATCTGTGACGAACTTTGGAACAACGACGACCTACCAGAGAAGATGATGGTCCGACATCCTTGGGCAGAGCAAATGATTCGGGCGGCTATTAAGGACAAGTATCTAGCTATCGGCGGTTCCGCCAGTAGTGGAAAGTCACACACGATGGCCGCGTGGGGTATCGTCCAATGGTTAAGCCAGCCACGAGATACACTAGTCCTGATGACCTCTACCACGTTACGGGAAGCACGAAAAAGGATATGGGGTTCAGTCATGTCTTTGCTATCGGTGATCGATGGTGCGCCGATCAAGATTCGGGATTCAATCGGTAACGCAGCGTATGTTGATGAGAACGGCACGCTTATCGAACGGGCCGGATTATCACTTATCGCGGCGGAGAAGTCGAAGACACGAGAGGCAATCGGCAAATTCATCGGAATCAAACAGAAGCGGGTAATTATGATTGGTGATGAACTTTCAGAACTTTCTGAAAGTATATTGCAGGCTGGTCTGACTAACCTATCTAAGAACCCGTTCTTCCAGATGATCGGGATGTCTAACCCGAACAGCCGCTTCGACGCTTTCGGCGTTTGGTCAGAGCCAAAGAAGGGTTGGGAATCCATAGATACTCAGACCGCTGATGAATGGACAACGAAATGGAGGGGGCGATACCTCCGACTCGATGGGGAGCGAAGTCCGAACATTATGTTAGGGGAAGTTAGGTATCCTTGGTTGCCGACCGCCGAGAAGCTGGCAGAAGACAGGGCTTTGTTAGGTGCCGAGTCTAGAGGATACATGCGAATGGTTCGTGCCGTCTTCTTCGATTCCGACGAAACAACCGGAATCTACTCCGAAGCAGAGCTGGCTAATGGGGGTGCGATGGGAGAAGTCGATTGGGCGGACAAGCCTACCGTCGTTGCTGGAATCGATCCGGCCTTCACCAACGGCGGCGACCGGACTATTATGTATACCGCTGAAGTAGGCTACGCTCGTAACGGTCAGTATGTATGCAAATTAGGTGAAGCCATACACCTCAATGATGACGCCACTAATAAAGCTGTTCCCCGAACCTACCAGATTGTCCATCAAATTATAGATCATTGTAAGCGTAGAAACATTTCAGCCGATAATGTGGCTCTCGACTCGACTGGAGCAGGCGCACCATTCTGCGACGTATTGGCTGGTGAGTGGTCGAGTAACTTTATGCGAGTCACCTTTGGCGGAAAAGGTTCCGACAAAAGAGTTAGTATGAACAGTCAGCTCACCGGAGCAGAACTCTATACTAATAGAGTGTCAGAACTCTGGTTCGTCGGCAAAGAACTCCTTAGAACTAAACAAATCTACGGTGTATCCTCTGACCTTGCACAAGAGATGTGTGCCAGAAACTATGATATGACAAAGGGAACAGGCACACTCAGAGTAAAAATCGAATCGAAACCGGAGTTCAAAGCTAGGTTCGGTCGTAGCCCTGACTTAGCTGATGCGGCGTTTCTCGCACTCGATTGCGCTCGCCAAAGACTCGGAATGGTGGCTGTTGACCCACCGAAAGACGAAGATGGTAAAGGGTTCAGGAAACAGGTTACGATTAAAACGCTTAGTGGCGCACTCAACAATCCCGACGCCACTCTACTTAGTTAAAAACTTTTTCTCAACCGTCTTAGTATTATATAAGTATACCTAAATAATACTAAGAGTCTAGTAGAATAGTTTTTCTCAGTTACGTGAGAATTACCGTTCGTTGACAGTTACAGCGTATTCTGTTAATTTTAGCGCGTGGCAACAAAACGATTCAAACGCCTACCTTCAGGGCGTATCCAGTATCATGGGGAGACTTTTGCTGGCTTCAATAAGCCCAAACGCGCCCCTAAAGGATCGAAGAAGAAGTTCGTCGTTTTAGGTAAAGAAGGTGACAAAGTTAAGAAAGTGTCCTACGGCCATCGAGACTACAGCGATTTCACAAAGCACAAGAATCCCAAACGTCGGGCTAATTTTAGGGCCAGACATAACTGTAAAACAGCAAAAGATAAAACAACCGCACGCCATTGGGCGTGTAAACACCTCTGGTAATTATGGCCAAAAAAGATAAAGATTATGACGATGTTGCAGCCACCCTAACTGAGGGTGGTTTACCTTCCAGCGATGAAATGTCCAAGTTAAGTGGCTTGTTGTCTCGTAAAAACGAGGAAATGGCGGCCCGTAGGAAAAAAAGTGAAGAAGAGAGAGCGGCTAGGAAAGCATCACTGCAAGAAAAAGCTAAGTCTATAACTGAAAAATACGCTCAAGGTAAGGAAACTCCTGAAGATTACGCGAAGCTAAATACTTATTTAGTCGATACCAAGAAGAAGATGGACGAGAGGGATAGTGTTCCTAAACCCTCCCGATTGGCTGTGTTTCGCGGATTGGAAGCAGAAGAGTCGAGTTTATCTAAAGAAGCCTCTTCAGAATCTGATTCCGACGCTATTAGTGGTCGTGTCAGCGACAAACCTGCTGTCTTTGAGGATCTGACTTTTAAACAAGATGCTTTCAAAAACTTAAAAAGTATGTCGAAGCGCGGGGCTTTAACCCCAGAAATATACAATCAAGCAAAAGATACTTTAAAAAAATATGAGGGAGTGTCAGAAGAAGCTTTTGAATCGGCGATGGCAAAAAATCGAATTAGCCCATCTTTTCAGTCTACTTCACCTTCATCTTTACCCGAACCCACTAACCCTAAAGAAGCAGCGCAGAACTATGCTTATCAAAGAGAGTTTGGTACGGGTATGGATGCGTTTAAAGCCATGCAAGACCCCATGCGAGAGTTCGGTTCAGGAGGGCCTTTAGGGAAAAACCAATCAACTCCCCTATATAAAAGAGAAAAAGGAGACCCCTCAATTATGGACCCTGCTACTAAAGGTCAGAGGATGTTAGCTCAGATGAGTGCTGGCAAATTGTTAAGGGAAAAAGAAGAGTTAACCGCTAAACAGCGGAAAAAACTAGATAAGCTCCTTAACAAACGCGACGGCGCAGTAAAAAAACCTAAGTCGATGGCCGAGGAAAACGAAGAGAGACGTCAGGAAAGAAACAGAAGAAACAGAAGGAACAATACAAAAGACTAGATATGGCTGACCCAATTGACTTCAATCAAGGTATCTCTCGTGAGAGAGATATTACTCCTATGCAGAATAGGTTTTTCTCTGAAGATAGCACTTACCCCATGCTGGGTGGGGGTGGTAAAGACTTAAACTGGCATCTTAGATACCAGAAAAGTGTTTTGATGCCCTTACAAGAAGATATCCTCAAAACGCAGAAGAGCATTATGGAGCTAGATCAAGCTCGTATGGCTCAGAAAAAAGGACGTCAAGAGAGGAGGATGCAACGTGAGATGACTAAGTCAATCCCCCTAATTAAGGATAGGATGTCTGAAATAGATCGAATTGTTGATCCTAATGATAAGAAATCAGCTTTCAACGACCTGCAATTAGAGTTCGCAAATTCTATTACTAAGAGTCCTGTCATCAGCAACATATTCCAAATAAAGAATAAGGGTATCAGTGACCAGATTTCTTCTGATGAAAAAGAAAAATCAAAGATGTCAGGGGCGCGTAACAGTTTTGCTCAGATATACCTGAATGCGACCATGAATAGTAGAGACCCTCAAAATAAGTTTGACGTTGATACTTACAACGCGATTAAATTTGGGGATGCGCCACTCAGTGACTACCAAGACATCGTTCAAAAATCTGTTCAAATGTCTGACTCTGCGAAGGCGAGAGCGAGTAGCTATGACGACTTCAAAGACTTACAAGAAGCTGAGTTAGAACTGAGCTTGATACCGCATCAAAAAGCGGAGTCTCTTCTAAAAGGCGTATCAACTGATCCAGAATCTTTAGATAATTCTGAACCAGAAGGCGCTGCTAACATGGATCGAATTTTAAGAGCTTATCTTTTAGCGCACGGAATTCAGGACACGGACGATAATCGGGAAAAAGTGAAAGTGAAGTTTGATACTTATGCTGACATAGCGAAAGCGACCCGACAAAAATCTTC